GCGACGTTGGAACCTGCGGCTTCGCTTATGTGATGATCCCGGTCAGTCAGCCCATGCGCAAGGCTATGAACGGCAATTTCAGTATCAGAGATGGCTTCGCCCGCGTTGGTGCAAGATGTGGCACATTTCAGAGCCTGCACCATCAAGAATCCGTCGCTAAGGCGATGGTTTCGTCCTTGGCCACGAACGGCATTCAAGCCTTCATTGAGAGCAGGATGGACTGATGAGTGGCACCGTAAACATATCCCGCAAGCTTTGGGCTGATGAGGCCTTCAAGGATGAACCGCTCACTGAGCGGGAGGCTTTTGTCTGGCTGATCATGGAGGCGTCATGGAAGGACCGGACTAAGCGCGTCGGCGATTACGTCGTTGAGACGGCGCGAGGACAGCTCGCAGCTTCCATCCGCTTCATGGCTAAGGCGTGGGCGTGGTCGCCCGCAAAGGTGAACCGCTTCATAAAACGCATGGAGAAGCTGGGAAAGATTATCATAAAAACCGAAACAGGTGTGACCGTCGTAACCATCTGTAAATACAACGATTATCAGAGCGCCCCGACATCAAGCGAAACAGGAGCGAAACAGGAGCGAAACAGGAGCGAAACAAACGAGAATAAGGGTTTAATACCAGAAGCAATAAAGAAAGATACGTCAGGGGTGCCTGATGCCTTCGGCGATTTCTGGGCTGCGTGTCCGAGAAAAGTTGCCAAGGGCGATGCTGAAAAGGCCTTTGCCAAGGCAGCAAAGAAAACCTCACCAACGGAAATCGTCAGGGGCATGAAGCAACACGCCGCTTCCGTCCGTGGCAAGGATCAGAAGTTCATCCCGCATCCGGCGACATGGCTCAATGGCGAACGATGGGCTGACGAGGGATCGTCCGGGGCAAGTGCCAACTCCAATTTCCAACACGCCGGATATTTCGGCAGAATCCCGGAGCGTGGGTGATGGATTTGGATGCATGGAACGAACGCGCGGCGATCATGGAATTTGACGGCGGGCTGTCACGGTTCGCGGCAGAAACCGAAGCGGCGAAGGCCCAAGGGTTCACGCGGTGGGAGATGAGAAATGCGGACAGCGAGCGAGATTCTGCACGAGGCGGGGATAACCGTCAGGCAGCAATCGGGAACGCAACGGGCGACTTGTCCCGAGTGCAGCCCCGGCAGGCGGAACAAGACCGATCGGTGCCTGAGCGTGACCTTCGCAGCGGATGCGGTTCTTTGGTGCTGCCATCACTGCGGAATGACCGGGGGAGCAAGCTATGACCAAGGACGTGAGCGAGTGGCTGCACAAGGTCCGGGGGTTAGATCTTGCTTTAACCGAGGCTATGGGGGTTCAGCGCAAGGATCATCCAGGGATGTCAGGCCCGGTCGTGGCGTTCCCGTACGTTCGGAGCGGAAAGCCCTATGCCGCTAAGTTTCGCACGATCGACGGTAAGGACTTCCGGTCATCAAAGGGCGTCTCTCGCGGCCTGTACAACGAGGACGCATTGCTTTCTGGCAATGGGCCGATCGTCATCACTGAGGGCGAGATTGACTGCCTGTCAGTGATCCAAGCGGGCTTCGAACGTTCTATTTCGGTGCCCGATGGATGGGACGAGCGCGGCGACAAGCGCGAATGTCTGATATCGGCAGAGGATGCCTTGCGTCGGTCAAGCTACGTCATCGTCGCGGGCGATGCTGATGCCGCTGGCCGGGGGCTGCCAAAGGCCGTCGCAAATATCCTTGCGGGGCACGATGTCCGGTATGTGACTTGGCCGGATGGCTGCAAAGACGCGAATGATGTTCTGGTCAGGTTTGGCGAGGGCGAGTTGTGCCGCTGCCTGACGAACGCAAAGCGGATAGATCCAACCGGCGGGTTTATCACCGGCATATCGGACATGCCGCCCTTGCCCGATCGGCGCGTCTTGCGGACTGGAATTGTGGCGCTGGATTATGTTCTAGCCTTCGAGGTCGGCGCTATGTCGGTCGGCACAGGAACGCCCGGCGCTGGCAAGTCAACCATCACCACTTTCGCTGCCTACCATCTGGCAATGAGCGAAGATGTGAAGGTTGGGATGCTATCATTCGAGACGCACCCGTACCGCACAAGGGATCATCTTTGCCGCCTGCGCACCGGCAGGGCATGGAATGACATATCCCCGGCGCAGCAAACCGAAGTGGCGCGCTCGCTTGATGAGCATTTCCGCATTGTTCACCGGACATTCCACGACATCCCCGAAGGCCACAACCTGGGATGGCTCAAGGATATGATCTACACGCTCGCCGTCCGTGACGGGTGCAAGATGATCGTGGTGGACCCGTGGAACGAGATTGAGCATCTGCCCGCCGCCGGTGAGAGCCTGACAAGCTATATCAACTTCGCCTTGCAGCAAATCAGAGTTTGGGCGGAGCAATACGACACTCACATCTGCGTCATTGCTCACCCCCGCAAGATGATGACCGAAGGCATCCCGCGAAGCCCGACAGGGTACGACATCGCGGATAGTGCGGCCTTCGCCAACAAGCCAAGTCTCGGGTTTTCCGTCCACCAAGAGGAATGTGAAGCCGATGGAGAGGAATGGGTGCGCCTGACGACATGGAAGGTGCGCGACAGCCAGCTTTACGGATTTGGCAAGGGTTCGGTTCGCCTGACCTTCGATCCTGACGGCATGAGTTACCGGAAATATGAATCGCTGGCCCAAATCGGCAGCGCGAAAACACAGGGATATTGAGAAATGCTTAACGCAACTATCGCCGGAAATATTGGCCGGGACGCAGAGACACGCAAGGCCGGATCAACAACCGTGACAGGCTGGACGGTCGCAGTTGAACAGCGGTCACGCGACGGAAAGAAAACGCAGTGGGTGGATTGCTCGCTGTGGGGAGTGCGCGGCGAAAAGGTTGCCGATCACATCCGCAAGGGCGGCAAGATCTGCGCGACCGGGGAATTGTCGCTGCGTGAGCACAACGGCAAAACCTACGTTGACCTGAACGTGTCGGACTTCACCTTCATGGGTGGCGGAAAGGGCGGTGACGACAGCGGATCCGGATCCGGATCCAACGGTAGCGATGATAGCCGGGGTGGATCCGGTTACGGCGCCGGCGGGCGACCGGGCAGCGACATGGACGATTCAATCCCATTTGCGGCGTGCATCGTATGACCGCCCGCAAGCAAGCACTGTCCGACCTGTTGGCAAAGGTCGAGGCGGGCAGTGCTGGCCAAACGGATTGTTGGAAAGTTTCAGATAAGAACGGCGCGGGGTGGGCTTGCTTTGAGGCGTACAACGGCTCGTTCGACGCCGCACTGGCCCTGCACAACGCGGTTCTGCCGGATGAAGGGTGGGAGGTTTTCCGGACTGCGAAATACCCCGGAATGATACCCGGGTCATCGAGACATGAGTTTGCCGCGAAGGTCGGGTGGGGAAAGACGGTGCGCGGTGAAGCATCCACCCCCGCCTGCGCGTTGCTGATCGCTGACCTCAAGGCCCTAATCGCTGGAGAGGACGCATGACCAACCCACCCCGCCTCTGGATGCCCAACGACACCCCCGCCGCCCGGGAAGCCCTAGCCTCAATGGCGGTGCGCCCGGTCGGCGATCAGGTCGCCGCGCATTTCGCAGAGTACGTGCTCGCCAAGCCGGAGGTGCAGCCATGACCACAGAATCCCTCCTGCACCGCGTTGCCCGCCTGATGGCAACCCGCAAGCCGGGCCAGCCATACCGCGAGCGGACCGCCGACGATGTGGCGATTGCTCTGGCTGCCGAACGATCCGTCGTCATGCGCGAGATCCGCCGCCTGCTGAAGCTGGGCCTGATCGGTGGCGCGAAACTGCCCAACAAAGCCGGGACCGGATACCGCTACATCGAGCAAGCCATAGGTCAGCGCCGGAATTGCAGCGATGCCGACTTTCGCCGCCTGTGGGAGTCGAGCCTGACGACCTACGAAATTGCCAGCAAGCTTGGCTACGGCTGCAACTCTTCGGTGTCACATCGGGCTAAGCGCATGGGCCTGTCACTGCGCAAGGCTGGACGCGGCACTGTACGCGAGGCCGCAACCGCATGGGGAGCCGCAGCATGATCGGCTGGACTATGTGCAGCGGCATCGGTGCCCCGGAGATGGCCGCGCCATGGCTGGATTGGCGTCTTGCTGCTGAGATTGAGAATTTCCCCCGCGCCGTGCTGCAATCCCGCTTTGGCTACAAGCTGCCAGAGGATCACAACCAGGGAGAACCTTTGCTGTGGTCTGACATGACCGAGGTGACGCCTGAACTAGCGCGGGCGCGTGGTATTCCCCTGCCTGACGTGCTGGTCGCTGGCACCCCTTGCCAAGCGTTCTCCGTGGCTGGCCTGCGGAAAGGCACAGAGGACGTGCGCGGCAATCTTACCCTGAAATTCGTGGAGACTTGCCATGCAATCGTCGATGCTCGCCATGATGGACGCCTCGCCGTCCTATGGGAAAACGTCCCCGGCGTCCTTTCCGACAAAGGCAACGCCTTCGGCTGTTTCTTGGCGGGACTTGTCGGGGCAGATGATGCCCTATCAGCGCCAGATGACGGAAGCTGGCCCGGTGTCGGTATGGTGTCCGGGCCACGGGCACGGGTTGCTTGGCGGGTTTTCGATGCTCAATACTTCGGAGTGGCCCAACGACGCCGCCGTGTGTTCGTTGTCGTCGATTTTGGAGGGGCAGTCGATCCCGCAGCGGTTCTATTTGAGCGCCAAGGCTTGCGCGGGAATACTCCGCCGCGCCGACAAGCGCGGGAAGGTATTGCCGGCACAGTTACAGCACGCACTTGCCACAGTGTCGGAGCGCAAGACGCAGACAACGGCCACCTAATCCCCAGCACTGGCGACGTTTCCCACTGCCTGAACGCAGGCGGCATGGGGCGCTGCGACTATGAGACTGAGACGATGATTGCCGAGCCAATCACATTCATGTCGAACGCATCGGGCGCTAACCTGTCTTGGAATTACGATCGCAGTGGAACGCTCCGCATTGGCGGGGATGGCGGAAATGCTATGGCCGTGTCGTATCCGTTTGATCTGAACCAGATCACCAGCAAGACAAACCGCAGCCAGCCTGACCCCGAGGTTTGCCACACGATCCCGTCCGCGAGCTGCGCCCCGCACTTGGCCAGTCAATGGGCTGTTCGCCGCCTGACACCCAACGAATGCCACGCCCTGCAAGGCTTCCCGCAAGATCACTGCGCTGTAACCTATCGCGGCAAGCCTGCCGCTGATGGCCCGCAATACAAGGCGCTTGGCAACTCCATGGCCGTGCCTTGCATCGCCTGGATCATGGACCGGATGAAAATCAGCATGGGAGAACAGGCATGAACCGCCGCGAGATACTGGAAGCCGCGACACAGGCCGTCACCGTGGACAGAGCCGCGACACACGGGAATGCCGAGGACACCTTCGCCGCTATCGCCAGCCTCTGGAGCGCATACCTTGGCGATGAACTCGGAACCGCTGACGTTTCCGCAATGATGATATTGCTCAAGCTGGCGCGCATGAAGGGCAACCCCACCTTCGCAGACAATTGGGTCGATATCGCAGGCTATGCCGCTTGCGGTGGTGAGATAGCTGAGAGGATTAAAGCATGACTGCCTTGGACAAATTACAAGCCCTCCGGGCGGAGCATGCGGCTTGGTCACAAGAGACTTTCGGCACCCGGTCAGCAGTTGGCCCGGCCAAGCACCTTTCGCTTGAGGCACTGGAAGTAGCAGAGGCGCCAGACGACCTACTGGAGCACGCGGACTGCTGGCTTCTTTTGTGGGACGTACAGCGCCGCGCCGGGGTGAGTGACGCTGACCTTGCGGATGCGATCAAGCGCAAGCTGGCAATCAACAAGGCGCGCACATGGGCAAAGGCAAAGGACGGCGAGCCAGTTCTGCACGTCAAGGCCAAGCCATGAACCCGATCAACACCACCCGCCTGACGGAATGGGCAATCGGACTGGCTCAGCATGTCGCGCTGCTGTCCAAAGACCCAAGCACCAAAGTCGGGGCAGTGATCTTCGATCCAAAGCGCCGCCTTGTCTCCGCCGGGTATAACGGCTTTGCCCGTGGGGTCGAGGATAGCGCCGAACGCCTTGCTGACCGTGCCGTGAAATACCGCATGACACGCCATGCAGAGGCTAACGCGCTGGCCTTCGCAACAGCACCCACCGACGGATGCACAATGGTGGTTACGCACCCGTGCTGCGCTCAGTGTGCCGGCGCCGCGATACAGGCGGGGATATCCACCGTGATCTACCCGGCACCGGACGCGGGGATGGCCGAACGCTGGGCTGACGACATGGCCTGTGCGGCGCAGATGTTCCGCGAGGCGGGTGTGTCCGTGATCCAACTGGAAGGGGTGGCGTCATGAGCCATTGCCACACATGCAAGTTTGCCGAGTGGAACCACACACCAACTGGCCGCGTATCTCGGTCACTGCCGGGGCGCTGCACATGGACCAAGACCGTCCAGATGCCAACAAGCGGACCATACTGCGGTGATGCCATCGTGTTGAGGGCAGGGGCGATCTGGTGGGCGGACAAGGTGGTCTGCAAAACATTCGTTAGGGGCAAGCCATGAGCGACCCCCTGACCCCCGCCGCACAGGCAGCAATCAACGCATATACCGGCCCGGTGCAGGTCATCCCCGCAGGAGCATCCAACTGGCTCTATCCGGTGTGGGATGGTTCCAAGCTGGTCCAGCAGATCGGGGCCAAGGAAGCCCGCCGCCGGTTCGGGCAGCGGCACTGGGCGAAACGCAGACGGAAGGGCACGGCATGAGCGAGTTCGAGAAATTGGCGCGGCTGATCAGATGTTTCATTGAGGGGTTCGTGTTGGCAGCTTTCATCTTCGTCATGGGTGTCGCAATCAGCGGCGTCTTGGAGGCTCTGCAATGAACCTATATTACATAATCCCGATATTGCCCGTCGTCATTATCGCTTTTGCATGGAGCTTAGCGCGGTTTGTTTCATACGGTCATTGGCATCAAGCACACCGGTGTATTCGGTGTAAATTTACATCAAGCCGCGTTCAGTTAGGCGTGTGCGAAGGGTGCGGTGAGTTCACCACGCGGCACGTGGTCGTCAGGCGGGCGTCTCTGTTTGGGTGGGAGGAGAAGCCGCCAGCCCCCACAGCAGCCGAAGCTAAGCGCAATCGGAAGGCACAGCCATGAGCAAAGAGCAGGCACTATGGCAGGCCGTGGTCGATCAGGCGCTACAGGACGCGCTGCAAAGCGATGACGATAAGTCGATCACCCAACTCCAAAGAGACGGCGCCCGCGTGTGGCTGTCTCGGGGCAGACAAGACTTTGACGACGTGTGCGCGATGGCGGGATATGACCCGGACTTCATCCGCGAAGCATACGTCAGAGGTCGGATCACTCCCGATCGATGGGAGCAAGAGACGCGCCGGGCGAGCGGTAAAATCCGGGGATCACTCGGCAAGATGCAGGTACCAGCATGAGCAAGGCAGCGCAACGACGCAACCGCAAGGCCGCACAGGCGCGGAACATGGAGGCGTTCGATCTGGCGGAAATTCCCAAGCGCAGCAAGTCGGGCGCTATGCGGGTCAGGGCAGAATCGCCACGAGACCCCAGAAAGACGGCGCTGGACGCCCGATGCAGGCAAATGGGCGTGAGTACCACCACGAAGCAGCGACAGGCACTCAGCGGGCAGATGAGCGGGTCAGGCATTGGCCGGTGTATCGACGCGCTATGCGGCAAGGACGCCCCGCAAGTGTGGTCAACGTGGCAGGCATACTGTCAAGCCGTGCGCACCTATCGCCTGCGGTACTTCGGGCAGACCGGCGACCCAAAGGGCGCAACGATCACGATGGAGCCGGAGCGCATCGAGACCGACCAGTCACACAGCGTTGACTTGCGCGACCAAGACCAGCGCGACCGGGACGCCGTGCGGATCTGGATGCAATGGCACGGCAGGCTTGGGCATCTCGGCAAGGAGGCACGGAACGCCATCGCCGATGCGCTCACGTCAGACGACGAAGGCATGTGGGATGAAGCCAAGCCAACCAAGCGCGGGCAGGCGGCGGTCGAGGGGCTACGTCAGTTGCACAAGGTCGCCGAAAAGGGTTGACGCTTACGTGTCAAGCGTGCAAGATTCCCACAATCGAGATCGCACACGCGCCCGGGGTATCCCTGCGGCGCGTTTTGCGTTTCCAGAACCGCATTCCCTGAATGCAGGGGGGGCACATGAGCGATGTAGGACATGGTAAGCCCCCGAAGGAACACCAGTTCAAACCGGGCCAAAGTGGCAACCCCGGTGGCAAGTCTGCCAAGCAGCGCAAGGACGAAGTGAAGGCGGCAGAAATCGCAGCTCGCCTACGTCTCAAGATGCTCGTGGCGATGGAAAAAGAAGATACACCCATCCTTGACCGGCTCGACCCGAACACGCTCAAGCTATTCCGGGACAGTGAGGATCGCGCCCATGGAACGCCGAAAGCAACGACTGAGATTGGCGGGCCAGACGGAGGCAGCATTCCGCTGAGTTTATCCATTGGCTTCAAATCCGCTGATTGAGTTTCCCGATTACTTTGCCGACTACTTCAAGCCAGCACGATTCAAGGGCTTGCATGGTGGTCGAGGATCGGGGAAGTCGCATTGCTTCGGCGGTCTGGGCGTTCTCAAATGCGCCGAGATATCAGGCTTTCGCATTGTCTGCGTTCGCGAGGTGCAACGATCAATCGCGGATTCAGTCAAGCAACTGATTGAGGATAAAATCGAGGCCTACGGGCTATCGGGTTTCTTTCGCATCACTGACGCGGAGATTACCGGGCTGAACGGCTCCAAGATCATCTTTCGCGGCATGCAGAACCACACAGCCGCCAGCATCAAATCGCTGGAAGGGTTTGACGTTGCATGGGTAGAGGAAGCGCAGACTATCAGCGCCAAATCGCTCGAACTGCTAACACCAACCATTCGTAAGTCTGGCTCTGAGTTGTGGTTTAGCTGGAACCCCGAGAACGAGAGCGACT